AACCTTATCTACGTCTAAAACCTCAGTTTCATAAACAACTTTACCTTCCTCGTCTTCTACTCTTAAAATAAACGCATTTGGGAATGGTCCCATGATTGATTCATTTGGTGAATCAAAATAACTATCGACCTCTAAAATTTCACAAATTTGGTCGTATTCCAATTCATCTTGTTCAACACCACCATCACGTAACGCATCATACTGTTTAGTATTCAATTCAAATGGGTAAAGTTCCGCACCTCTACCAGCAAGGATAATTTTGTAATATTTCATATTATTATAGATTAAAAAATGTAATCAAATATATTATATAAGACAATACAGGTTCCTACCAACCATCCAAAAACTATCAGTATCGCAAGAATTCTATAGTTTCTTTCTACACGGTCTCGGCTTCTACCTTGAAAATCGTCTGAGTTCCATTCTTCCATAATTAAAGTGTTTGAGCGATTATTTGAGCTAATTTATAACCTGTAAACGCACCAATAGCTGCGGAACCTGGTAGTACTATAAATTTACCCAACATGGTTTCATATTTTTTCCTATTCACAATATACGAAATCAATATGTAATAAACAATATAGTTAATTAAAACTAAAAAGTCCAGTTCTTTTGAGGCAAACACAACAATAGAGTTACCTAAAAACCCCCACATAAAGTTAATTGAGGTTTCACGGATTAATTCATTTGGTGTTGTTATCGCATCTAATACATTTATTTCCTTGTCAAGACCCGTTTTACTTTTCAAGGGTTTCGATGTGGTGTTGGAGGTACCAGAGGGCTTTTCTGAGGTCTTCAAGTTCTTTATCTTTTCCTTTTTTTCCTGCACGTGATATATATTTTACTGTGTTTCCTAAACTAAAACCCAATTCCCAAGCATCAATTACTTTGATTGCTTCGTAAGGATTATTTTCTCCACCATAATGCTGTGGGTGATTTACTTGTTCCATTATTCTTCTCTATATTCTTTTAACAATTCATCGTTAGAAATGGTTCGGTATTTTTCACTTAATCCTGACACATTTACATTAGATTTCATATTAGTTTTAATTTCCAAAATTTCTTCAGCAGTATCTAATGATTTTGAAACTTCTCTGATAATTTTGTATGGGTCAGCGTTTGACCCAGGTCTTCTATCTTCAACATAACCTTTCCATTCTTTTGCCGTGTCCTGTGGAACTCTAATCGATGCTCCTCTATCAGAAACACCCCAACTGAATTTATCAATCGCTTGTGTTTCAAATCCACCAGTTAATCTTAAATGATTGTTTGACCCATATGCGTTGATGTGTTCTTCATGTCTTGATGCAAATGAATTGAAAATAGCCATGAAATAATCGTAACCACCATTATCTCTCATTTTATTGTTTGAGAAGTTGGTATGTAATCCTGAACCATTCCATTCACCGTGTGTAAGTGGTTTAGGGTGTAAATCAATATGGTATTTATACTTTTCAGAAATTTTATAAAGGAAATATCTACTCATCCATAGGTCGTCACCACCTTTTAATTTACCTTTTGAAAATACTTGGTATTCCCACTGACCTAACGCAACTTCAGCGTTTGTTCCTGTAATATCAATACCATATTCTAAACACATATTTAAGTGGTCCTCAACAAAATCACGTCCAGCAACATTATGACCCACACCACAATAATATTCACCCTGACCTTTAAGGATGTTTCTTTTGTGTCCTAAAATACCTCCGTTGATTTCTTCACGGATAAAATACTCTTGTTCAAAACCAAACCAAAGACCTTCTTCCTCTTCATTTAATTTTGCTCTCATATTAGATTCATGTGGTTTACCATCTGAATCCATAACCTCACATAACACATAAACTGTGTTGTTTTCTAATGGAAACCCATATTTTGTATATACTCTAACCGGTTTTAATATTCTATCGGAATTTCCAGTATCTGCTTGATTTGTTGATGAGCCGTCAAAATTCCAAACAGGTAACTTACCAACTTGTACTACGTTTTTAATTGATTCGTAATCTACGATTTTAACTTTGCTTCTTAAATTTGGTTCAGGTGTATATCCATCAAGCCAAACGTATTCTAATTTAACTTTCATTTATTATTATTTATATAGTTGATTATTGTTTCTTCATCGGCACCACTATTGAATAGGTTGTAAACGGCACGAGAAAATTCGTCCGTTGTAAAAACAGCGTCGGCGTCAAGGTATTCCATTATGTGATGTAGGTTTCTTAGGATTTGTTGTTTGTTTAAAAATCTCTTATTAAATCCCATCTTCGTTTGTTTTAAGGTTACTTAAAAATTCTTCTAATTTTGATAACTCCTCTTTTGTTGGTTCTAACTTTTCTTTCAAAGTTTCCATTTCTTGTTTCCCAACTAAAGTACTTAATAAGTCGGTATTAACCTCACCGTTCATTTCTTTGAGAATTATTCTCACTTTTGAACCAAACTCCATATCATTTGGATATTGTTTGGAGAGGTTTTTCAGTATTTCATATAGTCCTAAATCCATAATGTAAAATTAAATTATTATACTTTATTTGTCAAATTTTTTTTAGAAATTAATTTAGATTGAATCATATAATTCATTACCTTTCTTTTCGCCAAAGGTAGTATTGTTTCTTTGAATGGGAACTGGTTGGTGTGGTATATTCTAAAAAGAATTAAGTTTTTATAAACTTCTGGTTGATTTAAATTTTTAATAAGGGAGTTTTTAACCATTTTCACTTTATCTTCAAAATCATCAGTTTCACAAGTACAAAGTTTTTTGATTACACATTTAGTTTCTTCCGCACCTTTTTTAATAGGTTTAATTAAAAACTCATACAAGTGATTAACTTCATTATCTTTTATCATAAAAAGACCTTGCTTTGGGTCAATTTTTTTGGGGTTTTGTATTGGTTCTATGGCTATTGTATCACTAGCCACTTCCCATATTGCCTTCGCTTGATTGAAGTAATCTTTTAGTTTTTCAGATGAGAAAACGCAACTATTGTAAATTTCACCTATTTCTTCTCTAGTAAAAAAAGGTACTTCATTTGCAATTAAATCTGAAATCAATATTTCATCATCAGGGTCTTTTATTACTCTATTGAGAGTTAAAAACTGACCCTTTTCAATAATTAAATTAATATTTGCTAAATGATAAGATATTTGTTGGAAGTTAGGGTATAACTTTAAAGAATTAAGTTGTTTATCTATTTTTTGTAGATAATCTAAAATAACGTATTGTTTATGCTCAAAATCGATAGGTTCTTGAAATACCCAGTTTGTCTCCATGTAATTAAAAATAAGAAAATAAGTTGGTCTGTAAATAAATTAATTGTATCTCATTACAATATAGATGTTCCCATTGATATTATATTCTTCTTCACTTCCATCATAACTTCCAATAATATCACCCCAACTATCATTTCTAATTATATAATCTTTAATAGCTCCAATATCTACAAAATTTAAAATTTCTTCGTTATCGAATCCTTGGTCTCTTAAAAACCTAACGAAATTATCTTCATTATCATTGACGTATGAATCTATTTCGGATTCAATTTCATCTTCATCATAACCACCTTCAGGGTTTTCTTTAATATCCTCTATTATGGTATAGATATCTTCCATTTCAGAGTATAATTCTTTTGTGGTCTCACTATCTAAATTTCCACTTTGTAGTTTTTGAGATAATTTTTCAATTTTTTGTTTGTATACCGTAACAATTTTTTCTTGGTTGTCAGAAAGTTGTTTTTCTATCCCCCAATTTTCAGGTTCATCGTATACTGATTCTGAAATATAATCTCTTAAAAAACTTCTAACCGCATCATTATCTAAGTTGTCTTCCCAAAGCCAATCACTAAACGCTTCATAACCAAGTTCATCTATTCTTGATTGTATTGCTTCTCTGGCTGCTATTTCTATTTCATCTTCATTATAAACAATGTATTCCGACTCGTGTCTGTCATCACCTAACCATGTGTACATTTTTCCACCATAGTGACCATATTTTTCAGGATAAATAAAATATTTGTCTT